TTTCCAGAACAACGGACGAAAACTGCGCTAGGTTAGGACATGACCTTTTTAATGATGGTGGCCGCCCTGATTTCCGTCCTAGTGGACCGGCTCGGGGGCGTTGAGATTCTGATCGTCGGCGTGCTCTTGTATCTGCTGTACCGCGTTGCCAGGACGCATTTTCATGTAAGCCGTCGCAGCCCCGGCAGCGACACCGGAGGGGCGCGCGTAATTGATGAGTTGCCGGATCCCGACTTCGCCCGCCCCGCGCAACGCGTCACGCATTACCGGGTTTTGGGAAATGATCTTGTACCCGCGGGCGAGTTCGGCGGGATCGTGACTGAGCAGCATTTCAGCGACCTTGACGGCGACTTTTTCATCGACAGCGCGGGCCGCGTGTTTACCTCCGAGTACGAACGCACCCGCCAGCAGGTACGCGGGATTGAGGACACCCTTGAGGCTTTCATACGCGCCCGCGACGCCAGCCCCACCGGCGAGGCCCATTTCGTTAAGCTGCCGGGCGGTGGTGGAATTTCCGAGGGCTTGCCGCGCCTGGTTGACGATGCCTTCCATACGGACAAGCGATTCAAAGTCGCGCGCGCCCTGTTCGCCAAGCGCGATTTTAATACGCTGAGTAGCCCGGGGCGAGCTCACGAACAGCGAATTGAGCACGTCAGACCGGTAGCCACTCCGCTCAATCTGATTGGCAAGTTCGGAGGCAAAACCACGCCTGAATAGTTCCTGTTCAGCCGGGGACATGCTTGCAAAAGCACGCGCGCCTTGCGCCGTGCTGATCGTGCCGTCCTTGACGAAATTTGCGCCCGCTTCGACCGCATCGCTGGCCTTGAAAAATGTAGCGGCGCCTTCGCGTGCCGCCTTGTAACTCGGGACGTGTTGATCAAGTTCGTTTTTGAGCATTCTCGCGAGATCGTTATAAAGCGCGCCCTCCTGGGTACCGGCGAGTTTTTTTGCCTTGTCCTGCAACTCGCGCGCGGCGTAATCCCACAATTGGAGATTTGGAAACGCCTTCAATCCGCTGTCGGTTTTTATTATGCCGCCGTTCTCGACACGATAAGCAGGATTCATCGCTCCATAGCCGTCGCGAACAGCGTAGTTTTTCCATGTCCTGATTGCGTCTGATATAGCGGTTTGAACGTGCGGCGCTGAACTCAATCGCTCTAGTTCTGGCGAATATATTTCGTGATCGCCTTGCGTGTAAGCCCGCCTGTAAGCGGGCGCGTTTTCCTTGCGTGCAATATCCTTGATGACCTCGATATCGGCACTTTTGTCATGGCCGCCGAATTTCGACCGGATATAGCCGGAAAACCGGTCGGCTTGCTGTTTATAGCGCGACCCCAGTTTTTCATTAATGATATTGCGTGCCGTTGGCGAGGTATTGGCCGCCGATCGCAGCAACGCACGGCTGTTTTCTCCACCAAAGTCGACGTTATAAAGCGGCGTTCCGGCCTCGGTTCCGGCCTTTAGCGCCCCGGTATCGCGTGCGACTTTTGCAACTTGCGGCCTGTCTCCTACCAGAGCGCTGACAACGCGCGATCCTGCTTCCGCCTCGGTGTCACGCGCACCACGCACAACGGACGCAACTTTTTTTGCAACGCCGGTTGCGCCCTCGACCGCGCTGCCGAACATGCCGCCTAATCCGGCTCCGACCAAAGCGCCGCCGACGCCGCCCTTGGCAACGTCCCAGGCGTCGCCGCCCTCACCTATCGACTCGCCCGCGCCAAATGCACCGCCGCCTATGCCGCCCGACTTGATGCCCTGCAAAAGACGTCCGCCAACCGTCGCGGCTGATCCGCCGCCGCCTGTGAAGGGAAGCGTGGCGAGCGTGCTCGCGAGTTGTCCGGCCGTGTAGGCGTAGGGGTGCTGTTCGCTCGATTGTTTTTGAGTTTCTTCGGCGTCTTTGCGGCCACGCTCATAAGCGTCCTTGACCGTCTGATCGGGATGTTCGGAAAAGTAATTCGCGATCAGTTTGGCAGCGCCCACAACCGGACGGATCGGGTTAGGATCGAAAAAAGTATCCGGGTTGTCATCCGGTCCCGGCTTGCGCGCTTCCATGCCGGACGCCGCTGCAAGCCCCGTAATGGCTGGCGCCGTGCCGAATGTCGCCGCTTGTATTGCGCCGCGGCCAGCCGCCTCGCCCGCGCTTTGCTGCCGCTTCGGCTTTTCCGGCTCGGGCGAGGTGTATTGCGCCCAACCGCCTGTGTCGTCGGTCGCGCCGTTTTGCGGCGCCGTTGTGGTTTTCGCCGTATCGACTTTTGGCGGCGTATATGGCGCCCATCCGCCCGTATCGTCGCCAACCGTTGTTTGATCCTTGCCGGGGGTGAAAAATGTACCCTGCGGCGGCAATGGGTTGCCGCCATAGTCCGTACCGCCGAGCGGGATGGTGACGGTTTCGACCATTTAGGGGACTTTCACAGGACGGCCGTTGAAACGAATATCGTCTCCCGGCTTGAGGCCGATACTTGCCGCCCATTGCCGCCGTTGATCGACACTCCAATTTGCCGACTGCGGCGGTGCGTCGGGGGCGCCAAGCAGTTTCGGATTCTGCAGCTCTTCTTTCGTGAACAGCGGATTTGCCTTGAGGTAGGCCTGTGCCTGTCTGTCATATTCCCGGTTCATTTGGCCTGGAACCTGCGGAATGTTATTGGCGATTTCCCCGAGTTTTTGCATTTTATCGTAATTGCGGGAAATGAGCTCTGCCAACGCGCGGTTTGTCGACGCCGTGATGCCAAGTCCGGCCAGCGACTTTTTCATATTGTTGACTTCCGCCATCAGCACGCGGCCAACGCCGGAATTGCCCATTGCCTTGATCTGCTCGGTAAGCATGTCGGCGGCAACCTTATTGAACGCTTCCTGCGGCAATGCGGCTGACGGATTCTGACCGAATACCGATTTGAACTGATTGTAAGTCTGTACATTTTCGCTCAACGGCCCCGAGTAGAAATTCGGATCGAGCGTGAGCTGCTTCATCAGTTTTGCTTTTCCCTGCCCATCGTACGACATTTGCGCCGCCGCCTGGATCGGCGCATTTCGCTTGTTGAAAGTGTCGATATCCTGCTTGCCGAGCTCCGTCGTGTTGGCTTTCGTAACGTCATACTCGAGTGGCGAGTTAAAACCGCTGGCCTGTGCGTTCTTGATTTCGCCGGTTGGCTGCAACGCGGTTCTGATGGCGTCGACCCTTGACTGAACCTCTTTCTGGATCTCAGGCGGTAGTCCGATATTCAGCCTTTTCATGTAGGCAGCGAGCACGCCCTGCGGCGTGCCACCAAACGCCCGCAATTCCTCCTGGGAGATCAGCCCGCCCAACGACGGGTCTTGCCGCTCAGGCGCCCGGAACGACTGCGTTTGAACAGGTGTCGGCACGATTGGCGTTTGTGGCCCGCCCGTCGTCTGCGGCGCTGGCGCAACAGGTGCAGGAGCGACAGGTGCTTGCGCCGTTTGCTGCGGCTGCGGTGCCACGGCTTGCGGCGGGGGCGCATTCGCCGCGTTCGCCCGCGTCCAGCCCGCAAGCACGCTGCGGACGTTGTTATCCTGCAAATTCAGCGGCGCATTTGCGTCAAACGGTCTGCCTGTTCTTGCCGTTATTTCTTTGCCGATATTGACAATGTGCTGACCCTGATTTTCCGGCGTCACGCCAGCGTTGTCGAGGAAGGCGACGAGCGAGTTAGCCTGATCGCCGCCACCGCGTACGGTTGGATTGTTGGCGGGAACGGATGGTGCGGCCGTGGTTCGCGCGCCTGTCGAGCTATTGATCGACGGCGGGAAAGACGATTGCGGCCCGTTTGGGTCACGATACAAAGACGGCGCCGCGTTTGGATTGGTATCGCGGGTTAAACCAGCCTGATTGCCAAGTTTCGATAGAAGATCCGCAATTCCGACAACACCTTTCGCCGGTTCTACGCCAGCCGTGCCGCCCGCTTTCAACGCGGCCTGTGCGGCCTTGTAGGGATCGATCTGCCCGTCAGGACCGTAGAGGCTTGGATCCTGAAACACGTCGCGCGTGCGCTGCTCGTATTGCTGTTTTTGCCCCTCGTAGTACGCCGTCGCGAGCTTGCTAAAATCAAAATCGGCATTGGTTTTTGCGCTGTTTGCAAGCAGTGAGGTAATGTCAAAGTCAGCCATTAGCCAAGCCCCGTTCCAAACCCGGTCCCGCCGCCATAGCCGCTTGGTGAGCCGCCGCCAAAACCTGAGAACAGGCTTGCGCCGCCCGTTGGCGCCGCTAACGCCAGTTTTGCAACACCCATCAGTGCATTGAGCTGATTGGCACCAACGTTATAATTATTCATTTCGGCGGCAGCGTTGGTTGCGCCGATTCCGGTCTGCGTGGTGTTGGCGGCATTGCCTTGTGCGATATCGGAGGCATTGAGTGCCGTACCGAGCCCGGTATCGACGCCCGCGGCACCTGACACCGCACTGCCAGCGGCGCCCAAGTATGGCTGCAAGCTGGCGAGGTAATCTTTGTAGGTAGTGCCAGCGAGTCCGCTGGCGAATTTCATCGCGTCGGTGTCGGCATTGCCGCTCGACAGATTACCAGCCGCGGCGTGCGTGCGATCGAGTGCGTTCAGCCCTTGCGTGAGATTAAATCCGTAAGTGCCGTACTGGCCGGAATTTTTAAAGGTGTCCGCCGCGCGCTGCAGACCTTCAACGCCATTTGCGCCGGACGCATCGCCGTATGCATTAGCGCCTCCGGTATAACTGGCGACCAGAGGCGCATAAAGATCGGAGGCTTTACCGTATTGCGTGGTGAGATCCGATCGCCCCTGACCATACAAGGCTGAGAGCTGATCGTAACCAGCTTGGCGCCCTTCATTGGCCTTGCGCGCCGCTTCGTCGGCTGTGTCATTTGAGAACAAATCGAAGAGCCCGATGGGAGCCTCCTATTAAGTTAAGCGTTTCAGGACAAACGAGCGAACTCGCCGTGCTCCTTAACGCGTGCTGCAATCATTGCAGCTTTCATGACTTACCCCGGTGTCCAGAGTTTTGTCGTGCTATTGTATTTGAGCGTTTGGCCGTTAGTCGGCGCTACCGTCGCCACGTCAGGCAATTGCGTCAGCCTTTGATGGTTTTGAAAATAATTGTACCAGGCTTGCGTCATTTGCCCCGTGTTTGGATCAACAACCGGACTATCAAGACCTGGAAGCGGCGTTGCCATTAGCGTGTCATGTCGGTGTTTTGAGTGGCGCCGATCAGAGAGGCGTAAATCGGTCCAGAAACCCGCAAGCGCCAGCGCCGCCCGATCCCGGCTGTCTGCCCGGTTCGCAACACCCGGATATTTTGTTGCAGCGCTTGCGGCCCAAGATCACGCACCATTTCACTGCCCCAATGAAACCCGCCGTCGTTCGACCAGGAAATACCGACAGTCGGGTTCGTGGCTTGCGGAGCCGGTCCCGTCGCAATGCCGACGCCCGTGGTGAAATTAAAATCGGCGCACGCGATCTTGGTGCGATTCGGAAACTTTGAAACCGGCCCGCTTTCCATCAGCATGATCAGCGGCTCGCCAAATTCGTCGTAAGCACTGCCGTTGACATACAAGAGTTGGTTTCCCTTGGTATCACCGACAATCCACTTGCCGAAAGCCGAAATGCCGCTGACCCCGCGCCAGCGCGGGATCAGGTAACTTGCCCGCTCGTTCCATTTCTGGGATCCTAAATCAAACTCCCAGGTAAACGCCGGGCATGACAGCACCCATTTCGGGTGTCCTGCCGAGATATAGACCGAGGCCTCGAGTGTGTTTTTGTCGGGGACAGCGATAATCAGCCGGTCGAGATCGGGCGGCGAGATTTTCGTCGGGTTCGGCGTGCCGTTCGCCTGAACGACGGATTGATCATCCGCCACCCAGATCAGCGCCGATCCGAATCCATCTTCATGCCCCGCAACCGCATAGCGCCCGAGCAACCCGCGCTGGATCACATAGGACCGCGTGAACGGAAAGCCGGTGGGCTGCGCGGTGTCGGCGTAAACCGCGCCGTGGTTCGGCCCCCACACCCAATACTGGCCGTTGAACGGCAAGCCTCGCAACAGGCCGCCTGTCTTTGCCTGTTCCGTCGTGAAATTGAGCGTATTGATGCTGGTTGCGTTCAAGTCCGACGCTTGCATCTTGCCGTTGCTGTAAGTGAAGATGAAATAGCCATCCAGAAAACCGACGCTGTTGGGCGCCCCGACATTCGAATCGGGATAGGAGCTCACCGCGGTTGAGGTCACCAAAAAAGCGCCTGTGCTCGGCGCCACGCACACAACGTCGGGCGTCGGCGTTTTGTTATTACGCGCCCAGAACACTTTTTCAGTGCCGGACAAGGCGCCGGAAAGTACCGTTTCCGCGCCGGTCACGTCGAAGGTCGAGGCTTTTTCGGTCCAGGCCGTGTAAAGGATATTGCCGCCGACCAGCACCCCGCCGCGGAAATTCGTATTGGCCGAATTGCCAAACAGGCTCAATCCCGACGATTTACGCCAAACAACGGGCGGCGTCGGAGCCGCTTTCGAGGCCGATACGGTTTTCCCTAACGGCTCGGCATAGGCATTGATCAGCCGCCCGCTTTCTTCCTGATTAAACGCGCCTGGGGCAGTGCTTAACGGGAATGGAATTGGAATCGCTGGCATTCTTAGCCGCCTTGCGCCCTCATCGAAGCAAGAAATTGCTGCAGCATTTCCGGTGACACGCTTTGTTGCGGCGCAGCCGGTGGCGGAGGCAGCGCTTGCGGCGGCGGGGGTTGCTGCGCGCCTTGCATTTGCCGTTGCTGCAACAATTGTAGGATTTGCGGCGGGATACCCTGCGGCCCCGCTGGCGCCACTTGTGCGCCTGGGGGCGGCATTCCCTGAGGTGGCGGCACTTGTCCGTTCGGCAATGTCGGTCGCACTAATCCAGGCGCCGCTACCGCGGGCGGGGCTGTCGGTGGTCGTTGCGCCGCCAGCATTCTTTGCACCCCAGGCGGCATTGATTGCATGGCGCGCATCCGGTTTGCGGCAATTTGTGCAACAGGTGGCGGCGCAACGGGAGCACGCGTGCCGGGGTGACCCATCATCAGCCTTCCATAGAGTCCTGCCATTTAAAAATACTCCGTTGCTTGCGTCAGCGATTCCAACTCGGAACGCCGTTAGGACTGACATTTGCTCCGATCCAATCGAGTTGATTGATCGGTGGGTTATTATTACTTTGCACTAGCAACGGAGACGGCGCCGCGCTTCCGGCCCCCGAAAGCGCTTGCATTGCTTCCGCACCTGGGAGATCCGACCGTTGCGGCACGATCGGACGCGATTGCATTTGCAACTGTTGCAAATACTGCAACACTTGCGGCGGGATCCCCTGCCCGCCCGGAATCGGTGGACGGCTTTCTGGGGGCGGTGTTTGCTGCGGATATGACGGGATTGGCGGGCGACTAAGCCCCGGTGATGGAGGTTGCCCGCCCTCTTGTTGAAATACTGGCGGACGCGGTGGCAATGATCGCGGATCGATCGGCTGACCCCCTGGAATTGGCGGACGGCTTAGACCGGGCTGCGGCATCGGCACAACTCCCGGCATAGGTGGGCGTGACGGCAGCGACCGCGGATCAATCGGCTGACCACCTCCCCATCCAGGCCGCGATAAATAATCCGGACGGCTTTGCTCGAGCACGGCCCGCGCCCAACCCGGAAGATCGTCCTGCGGCGAACCAAGATTTTTCCCCGCCGTTTCCGGTGTGAAAGTTCTCAGGAGCCGGTCTAATAATTCGTTCATCAGAAATACTCCGTTGCTTGCGGGCCATACCCCGGCGTTGGCCGTTTGATGGTGCGGAGACGATTGCGCCAAAGTTGCGCTAGTTGCGGATTTGATTTCTGGCCGTATTCCTCAGCGGCAGCGTCGGCTACCAGCTTGCAGAAGGTGATAAAAATATCCTCATCGAGCGTGTCGGGGTCCGCGATGTAGATTGAATCAGACGCCAGCTCGGCAACCATGCTGTCGATATAGCCGTCGATATTGTTGGCGTCCTCATTCGACGGATTCGTGCCGACGTCACCGCCCGTCAGAATCATCAAGACCTTGAACTGGATTTGCGCTCGCGTTTTCGACATTTACCAGCCCGCCCGTGTGCGCTTTGCCATCACGCGTTCTTTGACGGTTTTCTCCGCGGCGGTTTTCCTGGGCGTTTTTGCCCGCGCCGGGACGGTTTTTGGTTTTACCGGCTCGGGTACATAATCCTCAAATACTGGGCCAGGATCAGGATCCGTCACGGGATCTTCTTCCGGTATTGGTACCGGTTCGGGCACAGGCTCGGGATCTGGCTCGGGTTCAGCTTCGGGTGCCGGTTTTTGCAATGCCGCCTG